AATCCATTGATAATCACAGTCAAGGAATGCCCAGAAGGGTTAGACCCAAATGCTTCATAAATGAGACCATCAGATTCATAAATCGGAAATACACACTCAGTAGCCAGGCCATCAAAAGCAGAAATCAACACTTCATCAAAACCAGCCTTTTCAAGCATAGTTCTAATAATGTCAAAAGAGCCTTTCGTGAAATTAGCACGCAACCATGTGTCAAATTTTTCAAAATCGCCATCACCACACCTGTCGAAGCCAAATTTGCTCATATACTTATACAACCACTCCCAATCTCTGCCAGTAGCATCAATGCCCACAGCACTTTCAAATTCTCCTGGGAAATGAGACATCATGTTGATCAAAGGAAGTGTAAGCATGCGACACAGGATCACCATGGTGACCGGAGCACCAGCAAAAGCACGAATTTTGTTATCCGCAGCTTTCTTGTGCGTGATCGGTTCATCTTTCAAATTCAAACGGAAAATCAGGTTAGCGCGTCGCCCATCTGCAAACTTCTCGAGTACCTCTTCAAGTTCAGCCTCCACATCAAATTTCTCCTTGTCGAATTCAATTGTGTATTTGTACACTGTCTTTCCATCAATCACCTCCTGTGTGACGAATTTGACAGTGTCCAAGCCAACAACATCTTCCAACTTGTTCTTAGCAAAAAATTTCCATTTAGGAGAATTCAACCAAAATCCCATAGAAGTTTTAGGATTAATTGGATCGAATCCTTTGGTTCCAGGTTCACCACTCAATGCTACTTCCAATGGAATTGGATGGACAAATTGCAAAAACTTCTCAGTCAAAACTAGTCCTGACAACTTCATCTTGAAATCTGCAATAGCCATTTTCACATATTTGGGGTTGGGAGGAGGGAGCTTCTTGCTCACATTAAGCAAATGCCTTCTGCGAGAAGGTGTGGCTCCTTTCTTGGGTGGAGATGTATGAGTGGGCTCGAATTCCAATTTTTCTATCAAAGCAGGCAACATAGGAGATTCAACTATGTCACTTTTGAATCGCGACAATGGGAAAGTGTGTTGTCCATATACTTTGACATTGGCATCTGGATCATCAATGTAATGCACAGGGCTCCATGGGTGTACCTCGGGTCCAACCTCAAGGTTTCTACCATATAGAGTCTGTGGCAAATCCTCTTCATCTGCTATTCGCACACCATCAAAGGAAGGTATCATTGATCGATCTAGCAAACATGCGGCACTTCTATTTCCCACACCGGCGACATGCATACCGATCAAAATTGGATTTCGACCGGCCAAGAAGATCATCGAACCACACTTGCCTGCATGATTTGGAGCTTGGAAATTCATGAGATCATACTTCCCAACAGAAACGCCCTTAAAACTCATTTCCTCTCTTTCGATCTTGTCAATCGTAGAAGTTTCCTTCAATTCAGATGGATTCTTATGAGGTTTAGTCCCGAGAGCATAATCTCTGTGTAGATGATAAATGAAAATAGGCGCACCTTTCTCCACGGTGAAATCACACAAGTCATCAACCATGAACTTAGAAAAGGGTTTCACAGATCCACCATCTGGAATCTCCATGAAAGCTATATCGGTATCCTCAGACCACCGCAGGTTTGCTTCATTGAGCATCACATCAAAACGTTTAATCCCAACACCGGGATGACGCTGAAAACTAGCTAAATACGTCTTGCCTCTTTGAAACTGGTGCGCTGTTGTAGCCCAAATCACACCTTCAACTGGGAAAGCGTTGCACCATTGTCGTGGTCCTAAAGGTTCGCGAGTATCCTCATCAATCTCATGATATATAACAACATACAAATTGTTATCTATAGCTCTCTCTATATCATCAATCTTTGAGGACACACTTGCTCGAGGAGCAGGACTGTGCTGTGTGTAAACCTTCTGGTACTTGTTGTCTTTTTCGACGAAAGTTTTTGGATTTGTTGCTGCTGCTTGGATCCTTGAGAGAATGGCTCCTTGAGCTTCCATTGGAGAAGTGAGGTGGTTCATTGCCATACCTGCAAGTCCCATGGCAGCAAAAGCTCCTAGAACTTTAATCCAGGTATCGATCTCGATTTCTTTGGCCTTCCGCACGAGTGGTGAACATGAATCACACCCTCGCATAACAAGCCTATTAATTCGAGATATATAAGACTCTTCCTCCTCTTCAGACTCAAGTAACAAACGCGATATACCGTCTTTACCTTCTGGATCACATTCCAAATAAGGTGACGGGTCAACTTCCTTCTTGGCATTCCAGAAAGGTCCAGCTTGACACTCCAATGATAATTGCTTAGCTTTAACAAATTCATCATTCTCCTTGTCGATAGCCAACAAATGCTGGTATTGACGACGCAGTGCCGTCTTCCGATCATCGGATGTCTGGGAACTATTCATCTCAGCACTGTGACGACGCATGAACTGTAGAGCATATTCAGTCCGATCTTCATCATCCTTCATCATCTCTTCATGATATGCGCGTCTCTCTCGCTCGACTTCCTGGCGTTCCTCCAACGCCTTCAACTTCTTCTCAGCTTCAGCCTCCATGTAATTGGCCATCACATCAATCACATCATCCTCAGCTTCAAGGGGAACATCATTCTCATCAACAGGTTTTCCATCTGCATTAAAACATTGTTTGCCTTCACATCGGCATTTGACACATGGATGAGTAAACAAAGGATGCTCACTACAATGGGGTCGCTTGTGTAAATGCTTAGAATTGGCAACAATCATGTTTTGATCTTCCAAGTGTCGCTTGGAATCATTAGCAAGGAATTCCATCAATTCAACAATATTCATCCTCTTGCCATACGGAATGAATTTGTAATCATCAGCCATTTCATCCATCGTATTCCGGACAATCTTCACACGGAAAACAGAAAAATCCCATGCGTCAGGGTAAATATCCTTCTTAAATCGATTGTCAAGAGTACCCTCAGCGTTAGCACAATCTGGCCTCAAATGAGGTTTAATGACAACTTCAAACCGACGCATGATGGAAGCTGGGTTAACTGAAAAGAACGCAGAATGCAAATGATCCGTATTAGACGTCACGCCGACAACCTTAGCACGAATATCATTCTTCCCCTTCTTCTCTGCTTCTGGACTCAATGCACAACAGTGCATCGTATTGATAAACTGAATCAGAATGAAAAGAGGATTGCCTTCTGCACGCTCAGGTTTTGTATTACCCACATCATCAAAAATCACGCAGATATGCTGTGATCTATACTCCGACTGATACTTGTCATTGCCATTGATAGTGCACCAATATTCTTCACCTTCCGGTAAATCATTATGTTTACATACAACATGGCACGCCAAATTCATGATGATAGACTTTCCAATACCCGAGGGTCCGCACACAAAGATTCCATAAGGTTTGATACGCAGACCTGCTGCGCGCCACCCAGCTTGGACATCATTTGATAATTTGTTGAGACGAATGATGCGTGATTGCATTTCAGCGACCAACTTCTTGTCTTTTGAAGTTTTGTGAATCACAGAGTGTTCGTGGGTGACTTCTGTCAAATAGACAATAATGGCTGCTTCATTCTTAACGCCAAATTTCTTTGTTGCGGTTTCCATTCCACCAGTAACATTCAGGTGCACCATCTCCAAACAATTCCGGAATCGCTCATCCATATCACAAAAATCTTGATCATGCATAAGCAAAGACCAGTCATCCTTGCGCACAGCAGGAATAACTGAATCTATCATCCAATCAATAGTGGAAAAAATGTGGTGCAGAATAGAAGGATGCTCTCGCTTAATGGCATGTACATGGAATGCTCCATAAAATTCCTTTCCGATAACGGATTGGCAATCCTTGGGTAACATCCCTGACATTATCAACAATGAGATCAATCCTCCAATTCTTTTCCCAAAGGGTCCTTCTGTTAGGGTGGACCAATTGGACTCGAACCAGCCTGACTGGCCCTCCAATTTAACATCCTTATCATCCGAATCCTTTGTCAAAATCGTCACCATCAGATCATGGATCTTCAAAAACAACGATTGATTAGGAATCCAGGTCTTCAAAAACATTGCGACTGGGACAATCATGTCGGTCAGCCGTTCACGCGTTGATAAGTCATACAACAACAAAATCAATGACTCGACGCGTGAAACAATAGACTCAACAAAATCATCATCAGTTTGCATCCTCATCAGAACCTGAATACGTTCCTTCATTTCGGATAATTTACTCAAAAGAGATCCAACTTTTCCGGCTGTTTCACGGAACTCGCGAATCTCGTCCATAACACCCGCCTGGGCAAATAAACCTCCTTCTTCTTTACATTCTCTAGCTCTTACTTTGAGCTCTCGGGCGCTAGCCATTGCGCCAGAGATGGAAACGTACGCTAATGCGTACTTCGAAAATCTCATTTTATTAAAATATCACAATTTCTCTACTTATTAAGTGTTAAATTGTAATTCAGGTGGGGGGGGGGGGACAGGGGGGGGAAGGGACTAGGCGCTTAAGAGGTATACGTATCTTGCTTTTACTTCGTTAACATATTCACGAATTGGACGGTGAGCACCTTTTGAGTGCTCGATAGTTGCCTCTCTGTTGGCCGAATCCCATTGGACCTCGTTACTTTCTAAAAGCTAACTTTCACAGCCAGTTGAGCCACTGGCGGCCACTTGAACTTTATGCTGGGACAGCTCGGCCTAAGTGGTGTCGAAGTAAATTCGACTTAAATCCTATTGCTCTCCTACAAATTTGCAATCTCAACAGTTAGAATTAATCGGCTAGCGGTTCAAACGAACCTCCGAACGCGCCGGTTCGGCAATTGGCTTACATTACGAGATGTCCAGTCTCGCTCTAACTTAAAACATAAGGCATGCAAAAATTACAATCTAATCCAAAAAGTGATCGCCATCACCATGGGCTTAACCCAGCCAGGGTATGAATTACTCAGAAGGTTACGATCGTCAATCTCACTAAGACAGGTATAAAACTCACAGGTACCAGTGGTTTGAAATTTTGTTAAATACGTCTCTTAGATAATCCTTGACTGAGTCACAGACATAAACCTGCGCACCTCGACGTGCTTAAAGTAACGAATGTTAGTTATTTCCTACAAAAGCTAGGTACGGACTTGATCAAATGTCAATAAGATCTCACCGTCATTAATGGTTCTCTGGTGACTAAATTGTTGCCAGATAGACTAAAAACTAACTTGTCTTATGGTAAAAACCGGGGTTTTGATTATACACAATATCATCACACAACTACAATGGTAAAACTTTGGAAAAGTGCCGTGGCACCGAAATTTAAAAAATCAGATACTCGGTTGCTTTTCTCAAAGAATTAGCATAAATAATCGTACAACTTAAGCTCGACCAAATCAAA